GAACGCTACCGCTGCCAGAACCAGGCACAGGGCCGTGACGAACTGGCTGTCAGAGATGGAGCTGCCCAGCTGTGCACCGCCCTCGATGCTCATGCCGTACAGCAGACTTACAGCACCGCTGGCAGCAGCCAGCCAGTACCAGACGCGGGATTTAATCTTCATTGGGGGATTCCTCCATTCTGTCCATGAGGTCTGCGGCAGTAGTCACTATGCTGAGCAATGCTTCCGGATTTCTTTGATCTATGCAAATCCCGGCAATCAGAGCAGCGCAAAGGGCTTTCTGTTCCATCTCTGTACCGCAGGCATAAATCTTGGGGTTCCCATCCTTACCCAGCTGGATTTTTAACTGAGCGTTCGGGCTGATATTCATGCTCCTGCCTCCTGAAGGCAATTGACTGCGGGTCTGCAGTCGTCCAATGCCCATCCGATGACCGGGTGCCATTCGCCATCAGCAAAAATCTGCAGCCCGGTGTGGCTTTCATCCTTGATTTGTCCGCCCAGCTGGTAGCAGCCAGATGCCTGACTACCGCCCCAACGGAACCACTTGTTCCAAAACAGCGGTGCGATGTACGCGCATCCAGTGGGCGCTGCGGCCCGCTCGGATGCAAGGGTGTAAGGTTTCATGCGGTCTTTTCCTCCTTTGCGATTGCCGGGAAGAAATACTCCCCGATTTTTTCTTGTGGGATGTGTAGTGCTCTGCAGATGATGACGATCTCGTCACTCCTCCAAGGTTGTGTCCCCTTGAGCCGTGCAGTCATCGTGTTGGAGCTTACCCCAATCAGGGCCGCAAGTGCGCCCTGATTGAGATCCTGGTCTTCTGCCAGACGACTGATTTTGAGATAAGGCTTTTTCACGTTGCTCACCTCCTTGCTGATGGCTCCCTTCCCGTGCTATACTGAAACAGGAAAGGAGGTGATAAAATGATTTTTGAGAGCTTTTTAGAGATGCAAGGTTTGGATATGCAAATTGAGCGAGATGGTGAAATTATTGCGACCGTTCCAGGTTTGCCAAACCGAGAAACGGCAACGAACCGTCAGTACGTTGGATTTCGCCCAAAAACCGATATTAAGATAGACGATGTTATTATCACTCCGGCCAATGAACGGCTTTATGTCACGGAAACGCAGGCATCGTTCTTCCAAAAGCAGCAGGAAGAAATAAAAGCGTTCTATATGACCGAAGTCGAGAAAAAGCGAAAAGAAACCGAACAGCGTCAGAGTAATATTTATAATATCGGTACAGCTTACGGTTCTGTAATTGGAACAGCCAATACAGCGACCATCAACTACCAGACGAATTTTCAGGAACTGCGGGAAAGGGCAGAAGCTGAAAATGCACCGGACAAAGAGCAAGTCCAGAAGTTAGTTGATCTTGTTGAAATGATTGTGAATGAGCAAATCCCTCCACAGAAGGGGTTGCTGTCCAAGTTTTCGGAAACGATGGAACGACATTCATGGGTTACAAGTGCGATTGCCTCTGCGCTTGTATCGTGGTTGACACAACTTCCGCATTGATCTCAATGCTCAAATTTAGCAGCGCTTTCCCGTTGCTGGATTGAGCGAACGAGTAGGCTTTCACATTCTGGATAACCGTTTCATCTATTTGGCAGAGAATGCGGTCGTCCAGCTGTGAAAGGTGAATCTCCTGTGCCCAGCGTTCCTCTTCCGCAGGTTCGCTGGGCTTTTTGTTGTCATTCACGTTGTTCACCTCCTTTGATGTAACTTAACAGGTTACTTATCGGCCAAAAAATACTGCCTGCGGATTGTCGATACTTAAAAGCTCCACAATCTTTGAGGCTTCGTCTGTGCCAAAGACACGTTTCTTGAGCTTGCGTGTTAAGGTCTGCTCCGAAATTCCAAGTTCCTGAGCCAACATTTTTTGAGTGTAGCCTGCTTTGACCATGTACGACTTGAGCAAATTGACGTTTACCACACTTTCACCTCCAAACGGCCTCGGTGTAACTTGTGAGGTCACATGTATAATAACACCATATTTGTGACCTGTCAAGTTATTTTTGGTAATTGAATTAAAAATATTGTAAACTGATGGTTTATCTGCTATACTATAGACATTAAAGGAGGTGCTCACGGTGACTGTAGGTGATCGCATTCGAAAGGTACGTCAGGAGCAAGACGTAACCCAGCAGGAGCTTGCTGACTACATTGGTGTATCAAAGCAAGCTGTATATAAGTATGAGAATAACATTGTAACAAACATACCGACAGATAAAGTAGATGCCATTGCAAAACGGCTGAGAGTGTCTCCCGCCTACCTGATGGGCTGGGAGGAGCAGCCCGCCCCGGCTGCATCCAGAGAACCTACCGTTCCGCCGGGCTTTGAGCCGATGCCAGCCATGGATGTGGTGCCGCTTGTAGGGCGGATCGCCTGCGGTACGCCCATCACAGCAGAAGAGAACATCGAGCAAATGGTGTGCGTGCCTTCCCGCTGGCACTCTACCTTTACACTGACCTGCAAGGGCGACAGCATGGAACCCCGCATCCACGATGGTGATCTGGTGGCGATTCGCAGTCAGCCAGAGGTGGAGAACGGCGAGATCGCTGCTGTGCGGATCGGGGAAGAGGCTACCCTGAAGCATGTCTATCTGCACGAGAACTTCATTGAACTGCGGCCGGAGAATCCGGCTTTCAGCAGCATCATTCTCAGCCGGGAAGATATGAATGCCGTTGTCATTGAAGGCAAGGCCGTGGGGCTCTGCCGGGATATCTGATGTTGGAGGTACCGCATGGGCGTTTTTGGTTGGCTGAAAAAGGCTACAAAGGTAGTCGGAAAGATGGCAATGGATGCGGCGGAAGAGCCGTCCAGGTATTCCCCGAACCCCGAATGGATGGGCCCGATGGATTTGGTTGATTCTCGCATGAACGCTCAAATATTAGCACCGCAATTTCTTAAACAGGCTCAGGAAAGTGCTAAGATTCTTTCCTCTACCACAGAACCGTCGGTGTTCTTTATGCGGTATGATTTTTGTGTTGGCCGTTTAATACAGCTGGAAGATTGTAAAAAGTATGGCGTGAAAGTAACTACAACTTCCTCGTTGGAAAAATATCTGGATTTGACGTTTCGAGAAGAAGCCGTTAATGAAATTGTCCAGCGTACACAAGAAAAATACCGGAACAAAATAGAAAGTTTAAAATCGCCCAAAGCAAAGCAGAACTGGGCAATAAAATATCATCGGGCATTTGAACCATATCTGTCATATATGAGCGATAATGCTAAAACGAAGCTCGACGAGTGCAGCGCAGAATTATACGCGCTGACGGAAATATAAACAAACATAGGAGGCCTTTTGTATGAAAAAGAAAATAGTTTCAATGGCGATGATGGTGGTACTTTGTTTTGTACTTGCAATGTCTGCATTTGCAGAGGGAGTGCAGTACAAAACAGGCGATTATGTGGCCTATTCAGGCCATACGGACTTCGGATATTATTTTACATACTCGGTTGAAAAAACAAATACAAACTATAAGTGCTTTTCCGTTGTGGAAAATGGGCAGCGTGTGTATGCGGCTGTAAAAGAAAGTCTATACGACTATTACAAGAACGTATTCAATGATCAGGACGTTACATTTAAGGGAGAAGTTCAACGGTTCGCCGATGATGGTGCACCTGTTATTCTGGCAACTTGGAAGGTTGTAAATGAAGATGGAAAGGAAACTCTCATATCTCTGGATGAGGATATAGCACCAACTTTCTATAAGAAGGGAATGGCACCGGATTTTAAACTGTTTTATGATCTTTATAATGACGTAACGGTTTCAGTTGCTGAAGATGGTTCCTATATGACGATTGATAATAATCCGCTTAACATGAAAGGCGGCTCGATTATCTTTAATGAAACTGGCTTGGAGCATGTAAAACTGACCAACAAAGCACTTGGATTGCCAGAATGGCTTTATAAAGAAATGGCAAATACACGAGCAATTGATGGCCGCCAGAAGGAAAGCTTTGATGATGTGACAGTTACCTGGTCTTATCACCCGAATCAGGGCTTGGAGGTTATCTACCGTACGAACAACTGATTGTAAATAAAAAAACTCCCCCGGTGCTACCAACACCGAGGGAGTTCAGATAAGCGGCTCACCCAGAAGAGGGCATCGCACACTCGACATTGCGATTATACCTCTTTTGGGCGGGCTTGTCAAAGTGTACCCCAAAGGAGGTATTTTTTATGGGAATGCGAACCAACACCGCCCAGTGGCTGCCGAACCAGAACCGCTGGCAGATCAAGGTGCAGAAGGACGGCGTGCGCAAGACGTTCACCAGCGCAAAGCCGGGCCGTACCGGCCAGCGGGAAGCAAATGCAAAAGCAGATGCCTGGCTGGATGAGGGCATTTGCAGCACCACCAAGCGCTGCTTGGAGGTTTGGAACGAGTATCTGATCTCGGTGCGGGCCACCGCCGGCACAAGCTATGCCCAGCAGGTGGAGAAGTTCGGACAGAACTACATCCTGCCAATCATTGGAGAGCGGCGCATCGGAGACCTGAACACGGGAATGCTGCAGGACGTGCTGAATCGGGCATACAAAGAAGGCAGCATGAACCCGCAGGCCACTCGAAAGAGCAGGGGAAACCTCTCTAAGAAAACATTACAGGGAATCCGGGCGGTTGAAGTCAGCTTTGTGAAATGGGCAAGGCAGCACAAATACACCGCCCTGCGGCCAGAGGACGAGGGTCTCACAGTACCCAGGGGAGCACGTCCAAAGGGCCGAAAGATCCTTCAGCCGGACGCGCTGCGGGTCCTGCTTTCCACGGATACGCGCATCGTCCGTGGCAAGGTTGAACAGGATGCCAATATCCATGCATATCGCTTTGCAGTCCTGACTGGCCTGCGCCCCGGGGAGCTGCTGGGGCTGCGCGTGGGCGACATGGAGGGCAACCGGCTGCATCTTGCCCGGGCCATCAATACCTTTGATGAGGAAACGCACGGCAAGAACGAAAACGCTATCCGCACGGTGGTCCTGCATCCGCTGGCGGCTGCGGAACTCCACGCTCAGCTGCAGCAGCGGGCCTTTGAAGAGGGGCGGCCTCTTCGGGGAGATGATCCAATCTTCCTGTTGGAGAATGAGCACAGCCTCTATAACTACTGGCAGTTCTACCAGCGCAGCAACGGCATTGACCCACCGGTCAGCCTGTATGAGCTGCGGCACACCTTTGTGAGCGTCATCGAGGATGCTGTGTCCCCGGCAGAACTGCGCCGCATGGTAGGACACAGCAAAAGTATGGATACTTACGGCTGGTACA